ACTGACAATTATATTGACTGGACTAGTTTAAGTGTTTTAAATTTAACCAGCACTAGTTGGTCGAGCAGACAAGTGCCCGTAGGTGCAGATAGCCCAATTGATATTGCTACACTATCATTTGAAACACCAATATGGATCAGCCCTCCAGTTAAGGTTAAACACCTTGGTGTTATTACTAATATCATTACTAGCTTGTATGAAAGTGTTACCAGTACAGACGATGCTTATATAGACGGATTAGGACAACCAATTGGCGGTAATACTACGACCTTATCTGGATTATTATCCAGACAATCAACTACTGTATCTGATTTTAGTATTGCGGTTCAAGGTAATCAAGTAATACTAATATCAGAAATTAAACACGATTCACGTCTAGCTAATACTGACGAGTTACCTAATTATCAGGGTATAACCGAACCGTGGACAGATATATTTGCTCGCTATCCTGGTAAATTTGTAGCAGGATCTACAAGTATATTTTTAACCCAGCCTAACAGTTCGGAAGTAGTAGGTACAGTTGCTATTAATCCACTAGATGAAACTAGACTTGAAGTAAGTTGGGATAAAGATACATATCCAAGAACAAACGGAATTGACAGTAACGGACTTATTGAGAGAGTTGATGTAGACTATGATGGGGCTAATAGTAATCGTCCAGGTAGCCCAGGTACCTTTGATGCTATTATTAATCCGTTAACTAAAGGACCTAGGGGTTCGGGATTACCTGATCCTAATATTGGAATTCGTTACCTTATCATTGAAGACATAGGCAACGATGCTAACATTGACGGCGCGGATGCATGGAAAGGCAATGACCAAAGTGACCTAGTAGCTCGTGCTAATGATGTCATCGAGTGGGACGGCAATAAATGGGATGTAATATTTGATAGTGTTCACAAACAAGACATCATCATATATCAAACGAATATATACACTGGGATACAATACATGTGGAATGGGGTATCTTGGATTAAATCGTTCGAGGGTGAGTACTTACAAGGGCAATGGAGAATAGAACTGTAACAGATCAAATTGTATGTAGCGGAGCATTGTTCTACGCTAAAACAACACGACGGTTCTTATTACTACAAAAAGCACAAGGTAAACATGCAGGTACGTGGGGACTTGTAGGCGGCACAAACTTACAAAACGAAAATCCTTGGCAAGGTCTTCAGAGAGAAGTTACTGAAGAAATTGGATCTATCCCAAAAATAATTAAAACAATACCCTTAGAAACATTTGTGTCAAATGACAAAGTGTTTAACTTTCATACCTATTTGTGTGTGATAGAAAAAGAATTTGTACCTGAACTAAGTGACGAGCACATTGCTTGGGCATGGGCTACAATCGATTATGCTCCAAAACCTTTGCATCAGGGATTACGCAATAGTTTTTCAAATAAAACGATTCGAACAAAATTACAAACAGTATTTGATATTGTAGAATTAATATGACTATAGATATTATTAATTCAAATGGGACGATCAAATCAGTATTTGTCAAAGCCAACGCCTTTCTTTTAGAAAAATATTTTGAAGATTTTCAAAAAGTGGATGATGCTCATAAAATCACACTGTTAGAAAACTTATGGTTAACTGAATACAAAGCAACATTATTAAAAAAACATGATCAGTGGTCTTGTATTTCCTTTATTAGGAAAATTGATCATACAATGTTTTTATTAAGATGGAGTTAAAGGTTTAACTAGATCTAGATTGTAGTTGTCTATCCACCTATTATGGATTGCTAATTTAATATTAAATTCTGACATTCTATCCCAGACTTTATTAGCAGAATCGGCACCATAAAATACTTCCACTTGTTGAAATAAGTGATATACTACTATATACATTTCAATTCTAGGACTGTGGGCGGCATACACACCGATATTACCTGGTTGAAAATAAATTTGTTCCCAAATATCAATTTCTGTATATTTTATGTTATTAGTATAATCCCAGGTATAGTTCGGAGGTAATTCGCCTCCAGTTAACTCGGCGTGAGCAGTGTTAACCGTTTTCCAAGGATTTTCTAATATTTCAGTAAGTGTTCTAAATATAGGCATGCCATATTTATATAGTAGACCAATCCCTACTTATAAATATCCTATAAACCCCCATCACGGAGCAAGAAATATGGCATTACAGATTAACGGATTATTTCCCGGAGAACTACAACCAACTACTACAGTGGCCGGTTGCATTGATATATTTGAAAATGCGTGGCCCAATCACAAAGAAACAATCGAGTTACTTGAGCAAGTATGCACTGACTCAGAATCTGATGTATATTGGATGCGAGCTGGTACGGTCGGGGACGGTCCTAAACAAAATGCCCGAACTAATAAAGTTTTAGAATTAACACACTTAGCTGATATTACCAACAACCCAATACTACAAAAAATACACAATCAATATAATCTTTTATTATTAGGCGCAACCAATCCGTATGCGCAGAGATACTCTATTACCGAACCATTTTGGCACGAAGGTTATCAAGTTTTAAAATATGAGGGCGGCACAGAATACAAATTACACTATGATGGCTCAACCGGCATGGGTAGAGCAGTATCTGCCATAGTTTATTTAAATGACGACTATGAAGGCGGACATATTGAATTTCCAAATTTTAATATTAAGATTAAGCCTCAGCCGGGTATGTTAATATTATTTCCGTCAAACTATGCGTATGCACACGCTTCACGCCCTGTAATCAGCGGTACAAAATATGCAATAGTCACTTGGATTAAAGATCGACAGATTATATGAACTGTAAAGTAATTGACAATTTCTTACCCCAGGATATGTTTAAAAAACTTCAAGCAGAAATGCTTGATCCGTGGTTTCCGTGGTTTTACAATGACCATGTAACTTATGATACCAACAGGGATCCGGCTGATATTTATAATTTTCAGTTTATACATTTTTTCTACAGACATCATGCCCCGGCAGATCGATTTGAAATAGTTAATCCTATTTTAGAAAAGCTGAGTCCGGCTGCAATTATAAGGATAAAGGCAAATCTTAATCCAGTTACGCACACAAGGGTAGTATTTGAAAAACACATCGATATTCAATATTTAAAATGTAAGACCGCAGTTTTTTATGTAAACACTAACAACGGTGCTACTATTTTTGAAGACGGAACTGAGATTCCTAGTATAGAAAATAGGATGATTATATTTGATTCTGACCTAATGCATACTGGTACAAGTTGCACAGATTCAAAAGTAAGATGTGTAATAAATTTTAATTACGTTGAGACTCCGGTATGATCAAGGCAACAGTATACTCATTATTTCCAACGCCACTATATTCGGCGCAGTTTGACAACGAGTTTACATCTGCTGAACTTGATTTTGTTTCTAGAGATTCAAATTATGATACTGCTAATCTAGATTTAAATCCTATAATTAGTTCAACTACTACAGCAATTTTAACTGCACCAGAGCTAGAAAGGATCGACCAATTTATCAAATTACATTTAGACAATTATGCAAAAACAGTCATGCATATTGATAATCCATTGTTTGCTACTATGTCGTGGTTAAACAAAACTACTCAGGGAAAAAGTCACTACCGGCATCATCATGTAAACAGTATCATCACAGGAGTAATGTACTTCACTGATGATCCTGCTCCTATTGATTTACATACAGATCGTAATATTATTTCAGCACCATTGAAATTATTTCCAAATACATACACTGAATTTAATTCTCATAAAAATACCATTAATGTTAGAAAAGGTAACTTAATATTATTTCCTTCATATTTAGAGCACTCTACACATATCACAACAAGTACTGTAAACAGAATTAGTTTATCATTTAATACCTGGATTTCTGGCGAAATTGGACAAGTTGTAAACTATAGTTATCTTGATTTAAGTAGAGGGCCAGTATAATGTTTTTTATAAAGAAAAAAGAAGTTGTATTAGACTGCTTTACTCACTTGCCCTATGTCTACGATTGTGCTAAAATAAACTATGCAAGTAAATATCTTCCAGAGTGGTGGAAAGATACTCCGGCATCTATAGATGCCAATCCGACAATTAAACACTGTGCAGGATTAATAGATTTTTTTAAAACAGGTATAGTAATACCATCATGGTTTGAGATGGAGTTAAACATAGGAAAATATGGCGAAGAACAACGCTGTTCATGGGAAGCGTCGAATATAGATATAGATACAAAATCGTCACATAGTAATACTCAGTTTGAAAGATTTGCAAACTGTGACGGAAATAATATTAAATTAACATCGCCGTGGCTGTTTAAGACTAAAGAGGATATTAATTTTACATGGACACAACCTACTTGGAATATGAGGGCGTTGCTGAATAGTGTTACAGTATTACCTGCTGTTATTAATTTTAAATATCAACATATAACAAATATTAATTTATTTGTTATTAATAAACACGAAGCAGATACTTGTAGGATTCCTCCATTAACACCATTAACTATACTGCATCCGTTGACAGAAAAAAAGATTATAATTAAAAATCACCTAGTGTCAAAAAATGAATGGGAACGACATATGGGTTTAAGTAAATTGATTTTAAAAAGAAGTCCCAAGGAATGGATATCTTTATACAATACAAAACAAAAATTACATACAAAAATTGAAAACATAAACAGGTGTCCAATAAATCATGCTTAAAGAAAAACCGTCATTTATATCAAAATTAAAAAATAAATTACTGCGACTGATGGGTAAAGCACACGTAGCTAATGTTATTGAATTTAGGCCGTGGAACAAAGTAGTTGATCGTGTAATTGATCCACCGGTTCCCGCTTCAAAAATGGTTCCTGAGTGGTTTAAAAACTTGCCAGTATACACAAATCCAAATGCCCAGGCGTGTATAGGACACGATGGCGGTACTAATCTCACTATGAAAAGCTGTATACCTGCATTAGATTCTTTTATGACCGGGTATATGTTGACACTACCATGCGATATTATGTTTGTCGATCCTGCAAAATATAAAAATCGTGTGCTATGGGAAGTGTCATGGCAGGTAATTTCAAGCCATAATTCTAAGCAAGTTGGTGATATGGCTCCTATAGGATTTGAACCGCATCCGTTTAAGTGGGAAGGTGTTTGGGAAGTTCATATGCCAAAAGGTTATAGTTTTTTAATTACTCATCCATTTTACAGATATGATTTGCCGTTTATGACAACTACTGCTGTCGTCGATGGGGATAACTATACTAGACCGTTAAATCTTCCTTTCTACTTAAAAGAAGGATTTGTAGGTACAATACCGAAGGGAACCCCAATTGCACAGATAATACCAATAAAACGAGAAGTCTGGCATCACACAGTATCAGGATATAATGAAGACTCTCAATATACTCTCGACAGTCTAAAATCTTCTATATTTAGATCGTATAAAGATAGATGGTGGAATAAAAAATCCTACCTATAAGGAAACGTAATGAACTTAGTAAAAACTATTTTAGTAGCAGGAGCAGGTACTGCAGGGCTAGTAACTGCATTAATTTTAAGAAAAAAATTAAACATTCAAGTTGACGTCGTACATTCAAAAACTATTGGAATCATCGGGGTCGGTGAAGGGTCAACAGAGCATTGGCGAGACTTTATGGATTTCATCGGGATTGATCAGCAAGACTTAATTAGAGAGTGTGATGCCACTTATAAATGTGGTATTATGTTTGAAAATTGGGGAGATAAGAATTATCTCCATTCAGTAGCTCCTCCGTTTAATAAAAAATTTGCACAGTATAGTTATGTGTACGGCCGACAAATAGCTAGTAATTCTCCATTTGTGGTGAGCGATATATCTAAAAATAGTAATGCTAATCCTTGGTTTTTAGAAAATCCTAAAGAATTTCCTTTTAATCAATTCCATTTCAATACAAACAAACTAAACGATTACCTCGTTAAACTTGCTACCAACATGGGGATCAACATTATCGAGGATGATATTAGTGATGTTACTATTGCCGAAGATGGTAGTATTGAATCAGTAGTCGGTGAGAAACAAACTTATAGCTATGACTTTTATATAGATGCGACCGGATTTAAAAGACCGCTAATAGGCAAATTGGGTGCAAAATGGTCGTCTTACGGGAAATATTTGAAAATGAAATCAGCAATAGTATTTCCCACGCCCGACGAAGACAACTATAACATATGGACATTAGCTAGAGCTATGGATTACGGTTGGCTGTTTAGAATACCAACTTGGGGTAGATATGGCAATGGCTATATATTTGATAGCGACTATATCACGGCTGAACAAGCTAAAGCAGAAGTTGAGAAGTATTTTGGACGTCCGATTGAGGTAGGTAAACAAATTAATTTTGATCCCGGTGCATTGGACAATGTGTGGATTAAGAATTGTTGCGCTGTAGGCCTAAGTGCTAGTTTTGTTGAGCCTTTAGAAGCAAGTTCTATCGGTACTTCGATTCAACAGGCATTTATACTAATGCACAGAATTACAAATTATGATCAAAATGTTATTGATGGTTATAATAAAGCAATCACTGAAATATTAGAAAACATTCGAGACTTTGTAATACTACACTATCAAACTAAGAAAACTAATACTAAATTTTGGAAAGACTGTGCTAAATTAGAAATCCCAGAATCATTAAAATCAAAACTTGAGATGTGGCGAAACAAATTACCTATTCAAGAAGATTTCAGTAATCTAACATCATATGCGTTATTTACTGCCGCAAACTTTATTCTAGTCATGGATGGGTTAGATTTATTTGATAGAGATTCTATTAAAAAAGAGTATGAAGCAAATCCTGATCTTATAAAAGAAGATGCTGATTTAACCATTAAGAATGAATTATTATTTGAAAAATCAATACCGACGATTACACATAAAGAGTTAATAAGACGTATTAGAGATGGAGTTACAAATGTTGTACCTGATACTGTCTCATCATTTAAAACTAAAGGATATTGTGTTGTTAAATCAGCAGTATCTCCCGAGATTCGTGATCTTGCTACACAGTATGCATTATTTGATGAGATGCAAGATTTCACCCCTGATACTGTACAAGTAAAGACTGCACATTCTAAATATGCTGATCCTGTGATGGAAAGTATTTTATTACAGCTACAACCAGTTTTAGAAAAACATACAGGTCTTTCTTTAATACCAACTTATTCTTTTTATCGTGTTTACAGAAATGGCGACGAACTAGTAAACCATACTGATAGACCAAGTTGCGAAATATCTGCTACAATATGTTTTAATTATAGTTATAGCGAGGATGAATATTCTTGGCCAATTTATATGGACGGCAATCCTATAGGATTACTGCCCGGTGATATGGCTATATATCGAGGATGTGATTTAAAGCATTGGAGAGATCCAATGGATCCGCCGGGTGACGACTGGCAGGTGCAGGCATTTTTTCATTTTGTAGATGCTAACGGCCCGTATACAGAATATAAGTTTGATAAAAGGAATTCTATTGGTGAAGAAAGATCTAAGGATAAAGTAGATAATGTTGTTAAAGTAGACTCTTCTACAACTGTTAATGTAGAGACTACTAAAGTACAAACACTTAAATCATATATAGAGTATATAAAATAAATGAAAGTTAATAATATAACAGTAGTTGGCGGGGGTAGTTCGGGTTGGATGACTGCCGCAACATTAATTAAAGCATTTCCTAATAAAAAAATAACTGTAATTGAATCTAAGGATGTACCTATTATAGGCGTCGGTGAATCTACTCTTGGTACTATCCGGCGCTGGACTAGATTTATAGGATTAGATGAATCTAGTTTTTTTGCACATACTGATGCTAGTTATAAATTAAGTATTAAATTTACAGATTTTTAT